TCATCAATATATTCGAGTTGTGGTGTCCATACACCCTCAGATGTAATTGTTGGGGTATTATTTCTATCAATCATTACCCACTCAACTTTAACTATACCCCAAGGTTCAAACTGTTCTAAAACGTCTTCTAATGTGAAACATTTACAACTATAAATGTCGAACTGAACCATTGGCGGTTGATGTGCATCCCATATATGAATTGATGCGTGTGATGTTGCTAACGTAACCGTTCCTGTCAAACCTTCATTACCTGGATAATCCACATATACACTTGTGGGTCCTGCAACAACTTCCATTTTAACTTTGTGAACTAACTCAACAAACCATTTATTAAGAGCCTCCACCTCTTTTAGTGGATTTTTAACCCAAAGCTTCATCAAAAGATGTTGGTGATAAGGTACGAATTCTTCTTGCATTAATATATATTTTTACATTACATATATATCACAAAAATTGTATTTTTCCGAGTTCACTAAAATAAATTTATTAGGGTTTTTATGATAAAGAAAAGAAAATAAAACCCCCAATAAAGAATATAAAAACCAAACCCCAATCCAAGAATCTTCACAATTAGTGTAAACACTTTTTCAAACTTATTCATATTATTTTTATTTAATATATTTTTTAAAATTATCAACGAATCTCTTTTCATATTTTTTTAATTGTTTAATCTCTAAACCATTATAAAGACCAGTAGACATAAACGCTTGGATTTCATCATCAATAATTTTTTTATCTCCAACGTAACCCATTTTTATAAGAATCTTTTTTGATTTTTCATAATCCTTTGGTTTAATTTCACCAATTAACTTGTTCACATTTTTTCTATAATCTTTGTTAGTAAAATATAAACCGTGTGCAATTTCGTGATCCATTGTTTTTAAATCCTTACTACTTGCACCAATCAAATACCAATCACATCTAGTTCCATTATTTTTATTTTGTGAGTCAATTGCACAATAAAAATAAATGTCATTCATAACTTTATCATATTCGGTATCATAACAAAATATGTGGTTTGCTTTTTGAAGAACATTACTTGGAATATTATACCCACTCCAATCCTCTGGATATGTAAACACTCTTTTCTTCCACGCCGATTTATAATGTCTCATATATTGCATCCAAGTAAATGGTTTGCCTCTGAATTTCTTATATGGAGATTCATAAAACTCTTGGTACCTACAAAATAACATTGCCCTATCATAATCATCATCAACAGTCACACAATATATTTTTGGTTTAACTTCTTTTACAACCCCCTTTACTAACGGATGATTGATTTTTTTCATATTAATTTATTTGTGATTTCTTTACCTTGATTCAAATCATAAAACCCAACAAGTTTAGGGATTTTATCATTATTACTGAATTCAGTTGTTTTATTGTGCATCTGAACTTCCCATATTGGTTCGGGTAATTCTTTTATATTAAACATCCAAATACCTTCCGTTGTTGAACATATGTACAATACCTTTTCATCATCACACTGCATTAATTTATCCCATTTTATCTTTTCAATTAATAGGTTGTCATAATGCTCATATCTACATTTTAATTCTGCTCTAAATTTTTTAACCAAACTAAAAACATCAGATGAATCGAACTCTTCTGTTTTTTGTAAATCAGGATATAAATTCTTTATTAAACTAAAAAGTTTTGATTCATTCATTGCACGTAAAATTCGTTTACGTTCAACAAAAGGATTGAAACTTATTTGCAACTCTTTAATATTTCCTGACATAATTGTTCGGGTATTTTACTTCTTTCGTACGCGTTGGATCTTCCTTGTGTTCCTGTCTTTGAACCTCTCGGTGCAGCAACGTGACAAGGGTCACCATTCTTACACATCTTACGAGGAATCCACACATCACTATTAGTCCAAATGTCAGTTGGTTTCATACGTTCATCACCATACTGGCAATAAGTTACTGTGTTTCGTTTAAAATCATCCATAAATGGCATCTTACGAAGGACACCACGTGGGTTCTCAATGAACCAATATTTTGGTTCAAAATGATTTATTATTTCTATCGTTTTCTTTACCAATTCAATACCTAAACGAGCGGTATCGGTTTTAGGAATATATGCACCTTTACCACCAGTCCAATGATATCCTAATGCCGCAACACTAAAACCTGTACAAGGTGGTGATGCCCAAATAACATCTGGTTGAAATGGTACTTTAGTTACATCGAAATCCAAGATACTAACCGCATAATGTATACCATCAAATGGTGTGATGTCAGATGAGAATACTTCCATCCCTAATTTTTCCGCAACTTTACCAACGGAACGACTACCGGCAAACAATTCCAATACCTTCATTAACGTAAGTGTTTGAATTTATCTGCGAGATTGTTAATAAAGTTTTCTTCTTCAAGTGATATCAAATCTCTACACTTTGATAACTTATCAAGACTTTCCCAAAAACGTTGGTCGTTGATGTTTGGTCTACGAACACCAGTACCTTTTGATTTGCTTGATTGTGATGGCTCGATGTGTCCGTCTTCTTCTAAGATTTCAACCAATCTTTTAAGTTCTCTGTCATTACAAGAGTCGATAAATTCACTTGGGTCGATGTCTACTTCTGCTGTAAATTCTGGCATAATTTTATTTTTAGATGTGTCTTATTATTATTGTTAGTGATATCATTATCCACAATGTGTTAAACACAATTAGTGTTGGTAATGACTTCCTCATACTAGCCCAAATCAATAATGATGATGTTAGCAATGTTAAAAAATGCATATACCAAAGCTCAACACCAAATATTAAACCAGGAACTATAATAATTGCCTTGGCCATCCAAGCAGCAAATTCTATAATGTTATAATCCGTCCAATATTTTTTAGATTTGAACATTAAAATTTTATTCCATATTCTTCTATACCCAATGAAATAGAATAATAGTGAAATAAATAATATATAAATTATGATATATTTCATAACTTAAATTATAACAAAAATATTTGATAAAAAAAAATTATAAGGAAAAACTTTCTCCGCATCCGCAAGTTCTGCTTGCGTTGGGATTCTCCCATTGAAAACCCTTTCCGTTTAAACCATCGGAATAATTTAATTGGGTCCCGAATAAATATAAAACAGATTTTCTATCAATAACAACCTTCAAACCACCATCAACCATAACAACCTCATCGGTTTCATCCGTTTTATCGTCAAAATCCATAACATATGATAAACCACTACAACCACCACCTTTAATACCAACTCTTAAATGATGAGTATCGGGAGTTATTCCCGCATCAATCATTAGTTGTATTATGTGATTTAGAGCTTTTTCTGTAACTGTAATCATTAATCAATTAATTCGTCTGTGTTTATTTTATGTTCCTCCAAGATTTCATATATTTTTTCAAATACTAACTCTAACGTATCGTACTTATCAATTTCTTTACCTTCTAAAGACCACTCTAATCTTTTTTTGGTGTTATGTGTAATATCCCACAAAGCCATTGCTAAATCAAGTGATTTAACCGCACGTAAATGTGCCATTTTATCGTCTCTTTCATTTAAATCAAACTCTAAAATTGCTTTGGCCATTATATTAATGTTTTATTTTGTTTATGATTCATCTCAATTATAAAATCCCCCGCTAAAACAATTCTATTTTTGGTGGAGTTTTTTGCGTGAATCGGTGCGTGCGCCATATCAGAATTAAATATCAATATTTCATTTTCTTTTGGTAAATATTTTAACACATTATTATTTTTATTTTTAAATAAAATGTGTCCGTCAATACCCGATAAATTATTTGGCATCTGTAAATAATATACAAAAGAAAATAACGGTATGGTACTCCCCGACCTCAAAGCAATTTCTTTATGATTATGATATGTTGGCTCTTTATTTTCAATATCCAATTCCATAGGTTGTACCGGATTACTTCTTAACACACTAATCCATTTATGTAATCTAAATGTGTCATATGTAATTGAATTATTTAAACAGAAGTTTTTACATCTATCGGCAGAAAAATCATAGATGTCCGCAAACGAATCTATTAAATGATTAAAAACATAACCATCTGATTTTATTTGCGGCATTTTAGAGATAACATTATTTACCGAGTCTATGATTTCATCTTTAGAATATCTTGGGATGAATTCATATGAATGTGCAATAATTTCATCATCTAAAATTATTTTTTTTTCTTCCACAAATCACTAATTTTTCGGCCAGGTTTTGTTATCCTACCGTTGTCATCCATCATTGGTGCTCGATATATTTCAAACGCCATCCATAATCCTGATACAATTAAGAATAAAGCAACAAATTTCATATTATTAGTTTTGTAGTGTAATATATTTTGATTTCCAAAACTGCCACCATTTTCTTTTCACTATTGGTTTACATTCGGAGAATGGATTTTCTCCAAATGAAACTTTATTCATATACTTTGCACACAATACATTAAAAAATATTTCGTGATATTGTTTATCGATAGTTGCAAAGTCTGCTTTAATATCTACATTTAAAGTAACAGGCCCATCTTCAGTATGTACCACAAATTGTTCTGTTAATGTAACAAAACTACTTGTTTTAACATTTATGAAATCACCATTACCTAAATGAAATTCACCTTGTTGTTTCATCTACTCGGTTTGTGTTTCTAAATAAATTTCGAAATCTTTCGCAGCTTTAGGATTGATTTCTTTTAGATGTTCTAAACTTAATTCATATCTGCCAATTGTGGTATTAGATATGAATAATTCATCGTGTAAACTATCCACAGTTTGTTGTAACTCTGCCTTTTTAATGTCTCCACCATCAACATAACCTTTATCGGTTTGACACTTTTTTAATTCATCATTTAAGTTTAGATAGTTAATTAACAAACCTAAAAATGAAATCGTTACAACAACAAAGTAGAATCTAATGTTTGTTAGGATTTTCATAGTTTTTGTATTTCAATTAATAATTCAGATACCTCTTCTTCAGTAAGATAACCTCTAACATCTCCCTGAGCAACAGGATTATCGTAATGAAGTTCATTTTCAAATAGTACCGCTAATTCATATAGACCATCTTTACCACCATAGGACATAGTGTGACTAACAATAGATGCACCAAAACCATTTTCAAAATGGATTCTAGTTCTCTTTCCTGACATTAGCGGTGAGACTAATTCTTCAAATTCTAAGTCTTTAAATGTTTTCATTTTAATTTTTTTAACGAACGCTTGTGTTAAATAAAAATTCATAATTAGAATATTTCTTCAGCAATACCTAATATCTCTGCTAATCCTAATAAGATTGCAGTATAACCAAATTGTTGATTAAATAAAAACCAACAAGCGGTTATTCTTAATACACTTTTGAATAAACTTATCCAAAAATGCGAGTTTGATTTTGATTCCTTTGGTTGTATCATAATTGTACTAATTTAAGAAAAATTATTCATATTTCCAAACGGTTTTTTTGCCCTCAACGTAATCATCAATAAATTGAATTCTTTGACCAATCCAATACATTACATTTACAGTCATCGAGTTTCCAATACCACCTTTGACACTTGAATAACTTGGCTTTTTACCGTTAATGGTAAAATCTAGATAACCATCAGGGAATCCTTGCAATCTTTCAAGTTCTCGTTCCGTAAATTTTCTAATTCCGTGTCTATCCACCCAGTAGTTTGATGTGGACATTTTACCAAACCCATCAACCAAGGTTTGTGCATAGGATTTAGTTACCGTACCTGCGAGTTTAATTTTTCCAAGAATATTTTTGGTGTAGTCATTCCTCTTGATTCTATTCTTTTCTTCAACGCTTTCAAAACATCCTTTTTCAAATAATACGGAGAATGGGATTTTCCAATTTTTTCCACGATATCCGACAATGTAGATTCTTTTGCGTCGTTGGGGAACTCCGAAGTATTGGCTGTCGAAAACCCTATAAGCGATGGAGTATTCTTCTCCTTTGACAACCCCTTGTTTGTCAAGGCTTTCTGGTCTGAAGTCAGTACCTGTGAAAGAGGAGATGATTTCACATAAGGCTTTTTTGTGTTTGTTTTTAAAAACGCCTTCGACATTTTCCCAAATGAACCATCTTGGTCGTTTTTCTTTAAGAATTTGTCCATAGCTAAGGGCGATTCTACCACGGATATCATCCATTCCTTTTCCGAGTCCTGCATCGGAAAAAGATTGACAAGGCGTTCCGCCGACCAATAAGTCGAATTTGATTTTTTTGTAGTTTTCATCTGAGTTTAGTTTAGTGATGTCAGAAAATAAAGGAATGTGTGAATAATGATGTTTAAGTACTTGTTGTGGAAATTTTGCGAAGTCACAAAGACCAACACATTTCCAATAAAGTGGTGACCAAGCGACCGACGCAGCTTCAATACCACTACAGACAGATAAGTAGTTCATATGAGTTTAGTTATGTTTAGAATCCGAAATTAATGATATATTTTTAAATCCCAAAAAAAATTAGAATATTTTTTAAAAATATTTATAACTTGTTGATAATCAGAAAGAAAGATAGTCATATCTTTCTTTTTTCCATTCGATATTTGGTTGTTTTTTGAATCTTTCTGTTAAAGTTTCTGTTGCATTTTGAAAGAAATCTGAAACAGCGGTGTTTGCTTTGCCATATGATTGAACTAAATGACCTCTTCTATATTGTAAATTGATTCTTTTTCTTTTGTTTGATAGTGCAACGTACAAATATATTGCACCGTGTGGGAACTGTTTAGCCATACAGTTCTTCATATTATAACCCTCAATTCTAAAATCCTCTTCACTAACTAGTAGTTTGGGTTTAAATGTTTCCCCATCAATAATAATGTCTTCCTCAATCATATCAATAAATTCATTAGGAAGAACATATTTTACTTTAAATCCTCTTGCAAAATGTAATTTAATTCCTGACCAAACCTCCATTGTATTTTCAAACTCGTGATCATTTTTAGCCTTAAATTTTAAATCAACATTTCGTTGCGATAGTAAATCTCTGATTGATAAAAGTTTATTTAAACTGTAAATTAATGAATCTGATTTTAATGTATCTTTTTCCCACTTGTTAATAACACTAACCATACATTTTTTTTCAGATTCATTTTTTAATTCGTGTATTTTTTTATTTGGTGGCAAATCATAACAATGTGA